ACTATTATTCCATTTAGAATAGAATGTTGGTGATGAACTCCAGTTAGAAATACCACCATCACCACAAGAATAATCAGACCAACTTCTAGAACCTTTAAATCCACAACCATAGAATGAAGTATTAATATGTTCATAAGTTGTACTTGCATTACTATTTAAGAAACCAAACATAATACATTGATATTGAGAAGTAGACTCACTAGCAACAGCACATTTATTAAAGTTAAGATAACTAGATACAAATTTAGCACCACTATTAATCATAGAGAAAGCAGAAGATGCTTGAGCATTACTTCTAAATAAACATCTATCAAATGTAAGATTATTTAAACTAAATGTACCACCAGTAAATCTTAAGAAAGAACCACCATTCTGTGAATTTGTACTATAACAATATAAACCTTGTATTACATGCCCATTACCATTTATGTTAATAGTTCTTCCACTACCAATTAACATAAATCCATCTCCAGTAGTTCGTGATTTAACACCATTTGTTAATGTAGAATATACAGTAGTAGCATCCGTTAATGAAGAAGTATCATTAAATCTAAAGTGCTTTGTTAATTCTACATTTAATGTAGATAAACTATTATCACCATAGAATGTATCAACATTAGCACCAAAGTTAATGAATTGAGATGCTTTAGAAATTGTAACAGTACCAACAGTACCATCTTTGGTTAAGGTTTCTTCCCAGCTAGAATCATCGTATGTTGTTCTATCCCAAACATCCCATTCAATAACAGGTCCTGGTGGTTCAGGTGGTACAATACTTCTTACAACAATTAAAGGTCTAATATTCATAAATTACTCCCATTATACAGTAAAGGTTAACCAAGCATCTTGTGCAGGACTTGCTGTATTGCTGTAGATTGGTGTACTTTCAATAGTATCACCTGTATATCTATTAATAGTTACATTCCAAGTTCCATCAGGTTGGAAATATTGGAAACAGTGCCACATAAATTGAGTTAAGTTAGCATTATTCTCAAACCAGAACTCACAACCCTTACCCCACATAATGAATTGGTCGTGTTCACCACAAGCTGATTCTATATCACTTGCCGTAAGAACTTGAAGTCCTCCATCTTGAGTATATAGATAACCTTTCTTCACAATAGAAGAAGAAACAGTAGTTCCATTGAATTTGAAACCTTGAGCAGAAACTTGTGAAGAATGACCATCGTGCCACATTACTTTGACTACATAACCATCAAATGCAGGAGCAGAAGAGAATACAAGGGAAGAACCAAGATAGGCTTGTGCTATCTTGGAATTTCCCACATAGAGTTCACTAATATTTGTATTTCCTAATTTGAAACTCATATTAAGCCTCAGGAATTAGATAAAGTGTATTAGCATCTGGTGAAGCAGGTAATGTAGATACAAGTTGAATATGGTTAATAGCTGTATTACCACTATATGTAACCATACCAGTTGTAGCAGAAGCTATGGCATTTGAAACCTCAGTATCTGTTGCGTAAGTAGAAGGAATAGAAGTTAGATATCCTTGGTTACCTACCCATGTCTTTGTTGCCATATCACTAGTATCTGGTATTGCAGCACTAACAGTTTGAACTTCTGTCTTTGTAGCAAATGTAGAAGTATCAATAGTAGCATCAATTACTGCACTATCTCCACTAGCTGTAATAGTTACATTCTCACCTGCTAATATTGGGCAAACATCAATAGATACAGTATCAACATTAGCAATAGCGGTAGCAATAGCACTAGAAACTTCTGCATCAGTAGCATAAGTAGATGGTACAGTAGTTAGATAGCCCTGATTACCAACCCAAGTCTTTGTAGCAACAACTGAATCGTCAATAGAAATTACATCATTAGTAATATCAATTCCAGTACCTTCAGTATAAGTACTACCGCCACCGGCTTGACCACTAATGATAGCACTATCACCACTCACAGTAATAGTAATATTATCACCAGCACACAAACCAACTGGATTATCTAATGATACAACACTATCTTCAACTTTAACACCACTAGCACCACTTACTGGGTCAGGAATGTCTGTCTTTAGAGCATAATCTGTAAGTTCACTTGCTAATTCTGTTTCAGTAATATATTGAGAAGGAACAGATGTCAAATAACCTTGTTGTCCTACCCAAGTCTTTGTAGCGATAGTATTATCTACACTGATTACATCGTTAGTGATGTCAATACCAGTACCGGCTGTATATGTAGAACCACCACCACCTGTAGAACTAATAACTGCTGAATCACCACTAGCGGTAATAGTGATATTAGCACCTGCGATAATTGGGCATACATCTATGTCTACAGTTTCAGGTTTATTCTGAATATATGAAGGTTCAGTAGTATCGTCTTCAGTCCAATCTGATTGAACTTGTTCAAATGTTGGTAATTCAGCAGTAGCTGCACCAACAATAGCACTAACTTCATTAGATGTTACGAAAGAAGATACATCTGGTATTTCGGATTTCAAAGCAACAGTATTATCAATAGAGATTGTATTATTAGTAATATCAATACCATTTCCTGCAGTATATTCTATTGGTTCAACACTAGAAGCAGTACTAGAAATAACAAGATTATCACCACTAGCAGTAATAGAAATATTAGTACCAGCAACAAGATTTATTTCTTCAGGTTTATTCTGTATATAAGATGGATCAGTAGTATCATCTTCATCCCAATCACTTTGAACTTGAGAAGGAATAGCACTAACGGCAGTAGCAATAGCATTAGCAACTTCTGTATCGGTAGCATAATTGCTTGGAACTTCTGTTAAATATCCTTGTGAAGTAACCCAAGTCTTTGTAGCCATATCGCTAGTATCAGGAATATCATTCTCAATAATAGAAGATACAGAACCAACAATAGCACTTACTTCAGTAGATGTTACAAATTCAGTAACATCAGGAATATCACTCTTTAGAGCGACTGTATTATCAATAGAAATAGTATTGTTAGTAATATCAATTCCATTACCAGCTGAATAACTCTCACCACCTGATCCTGTGACGGTGCATGAAAGAACAGCACTATCTCCACTAGCAGTAATACTAATACCATTACCAGCAATAATTGGGCAAACATCAACATCTATTGTCTCGGGTTTATTCTGTATATAAGAAGGATCTGTACTATCATCTTCTGTCCAATCAGATTGAACATGAGATGGAATATTAGCAGTGGCTACATTGATAGCTGTTACAGTAGCATTATATACTTCAGCATGAGTAGAATATACACTTAAATCTGGTTTATTTAAGATTTCACTCTTACCACTTGTACTATTCCAATCTGCATTGACTTGTGCAGGAATAGAGTTAATAGCAGTTGCGATAGCATTATTAACTTCTGTGTCAGTAGCATAATAACTAGGAATTTCTGTTAAGAAACCTTGACTATTAACCCAAGTTTGAGTTGCCATATCTGATACATCAGGAATTTCACTTTCAATAATATTAACAGCAGAAGCAATTCTATTATCAACATAGGTAGTTGAAGCTAAATTACTAATATCTGGTATAATATTTGGATTAACAGAAATTACATTTCCATTTATTACAATACCCCATCCAGCATCATAAGAACCACTAGCACTTGGTGAAGAACCACCACCAATAGATGTTCCATTAAGTTCATACAAACCAATATCACTGAACCACAAATGAAGTTCATTAGAAACAGTTGTTGGGTCATCCATACGAGCAATTAAACTCATTGGGGTATCATCATAAACAACTCTAACAATAGTAGCAATCTGATGGCTTTCATCCATTGGTTCACCAAGTGTATCAGCAACAGAACAATCGTGTTGGAATACAGAACTAGTGAATGAAATAGCAGATGTACTATTACTCTGTATTTGAATTTCTGCCAAATCATTGTTAACTTCATCAGCAACAATCATTACATTAGCAGTTAATAGATATAAACCTTTCTTTAACTTGGTAGCATCAAGATTACCATTTAATTTAGTAGTATAATCAAATACATCTTTATAATAACCAACTTGTCCTTGAGAACTTTGGTCACTCAAAGATAAGTTAGCTTCACCAATCCAATAATTTGTATCTGGACTATTTGTATCAATATAGAATGTCTTTGTATTATTAACACTATCTGTTACAGAAGATACAGAAATTGTATTATTAGGTGAAACTATTTCAACAGCTGGTGTTAAATCAATATTAGCAATAGCAGTATCTGTATAACTATTAGCTGAAGCAATAGCAGTAGATGTAGCACTATAAACTTCATTATGAGTAGAATAATCGCTAAAGTCTATATTAGAGATAGCATTATCAGTGTATGAATTAGCACTATTAATAGCGGAAGTAGTAGCAGAATATATTTCACTATGTGTAGCATAATCTGATAAATCTGTGGCAGAAGCACTAATGGTTAATGTACCATTACCTTCAAATAAACCAATATTCTGTCCAGCAATTAATTCAATTTCATCTGGTTTATTCTTAATATAATCTACTTGTGTAGAGTCATCTTGTTCCCAGTCGGATTGAACTTGTGGTGGAATATCTTGTATTTCTTGTTCTAATGTAGCAGTAGCAGATGCTATAACATCTACAACATCACCAATAGAATTATCAACATAGTTAATGATATCACCACTTACATTGTTTATTGTAGAGATAACTTCATTTATAGAATTATCTGTATAATCATTAGCAATATTAACAGCAGAACTTAATTTCTCATCAATGTTAATTTGTTCATTGATGTAATCCATGTCAACTGAGATAATTTGGTTAGTAATGTTAATACCATCACCAGCAGTATATTCACCAGCACTAGGGTCTTTAACTATACTTGTAATATCTACAATAGAAATATTCTCTAAATCTACTGCACAATTAACAATACTATTGAAAGTGTATTTCAATGCTAAATCATAATATTGTAATGAATCTGGTACTACAATAATAGTAGAACCATTAATATGATGAATATGGTCAAATGAGTCATCTAATGTGAAAGACCAATCTTGTGAGAAACTCATATCTCCATCAAGATAAAGTTTACCTTCTACAAGATTATTATATTGGTCATCTAATGTAAATTTGGTATTAAAGTTTAACTGATAAACTTTACCTGGTTGTAATCTCCAACCACTCATATCATTAAGATATGTAATATCTTTGGTATCTTTATCTGTTAATACGAATGTACCACCATCACCATAACCAGTAGCTACTGAGTATTCTGTAACACCAGATACTGAAGCAATAGCTTCTTCAAGCTCATCAATTCTATCAATAGTATCTTGAATAGATAAATCGTAAGTATTACCGGTTCTATCAATTTGTACAGTACCATCACTAGATGTAATAGTAATAGTAGTTAATCCACCAGAACCACCAGCACCATGTCCAGGTTTAACATTATAACGGGACATGATAAGAGAACCGAATTTATTATAAATGTAGATATCGTAAGCATTATCTGGGCTAGCCAATACAATATTGGAACCCAAACTATCTAATGGAATTTGAAATGGAAGTAATGTGCCATCAAAGTCATTAGCACAATAATACTTGTCACGGGTTCCCTGATAATAAACTTCAATATAACCTTCTGTTAATGGTTTACCCGCAGTATTAACTATTTGGAATGCAGGGTCTAATAGATATGCCCACTGCACAATATCATTATCGTTTACCATATTAATCCTTCCTCCAAGGCATAGCCGTATGATAATTATTTGTATGTTTAATAATTAGTATAAATAATAGAAAGTTCAACCCCAAACATAAGGAAATTAAGATGTATTTCATGCCCAAATGGAAAGACCCTGGACGAAAGAGAAACTGCCATGCCGACCATAATTCACCAGATTATGTGAAGTATTATGATTTAGATTTAGAAGATTTCACAGATTTAGTCTTAAAGGTCAAAGATAACCAAAGATTAACAACAGAAGAAGATGATAGATATGCGATGTATGTTTATACAATAATCTACATTGTACAAGAGAATCCTAAATTTAAGAATAAACCTATGATAGAAAGAGCTGAACTATTTGAACAAGGGGTATTAGAACTATTACAAGCATTACCCAAATTTGAGAAAGATAGAGGTAGTTCAATATACAGTTTCGCATATAGATGTTGTTATGTTTCATTTATCCATTATTATGAAAGTAAGAAACAGAACTATCTTAAACAACAAGAAATTATGAAACATTGTAATGAAGAACTTGATGATTATCTTTATGAATTTAGCACACACAAAGTATCAAATAACAATAAGGAAGAATAAATGAGTAATATTAATATAGATGCAGTTCCAATGGATAAATCCGCATGTGGTTATTATCGTATCACAAATGTAGCAGATTTATTGTATCAAGATTATAATATCACTATCTGTCCACCAGGTAAGTTTCATTATCATAATCAAGATTACTATTTCACACAACGAGTAGCTGGTGAGAAGAACTTTGAAGCATTATTGAATATCAAGAACGAAATTAAATCTAAAGGGAAAGATATTAAATTTGTTGTAGACTATGATGATAATGTTTGGGATGAATTACCAAAGTATAACTTCACAAATGTACCTTGGCAAGAGAATAGAACTTCAATGAAAGAACATTTAAATGAATTAGCAGATATTGTTACATGTACTACTGAATCATTGAAAGATTCATTATCACAGTATGTGGATGCTCATAAGATTAGAGTTATCCCAAATATGTTACCAAGATTTAAATGGAATTTCCCAAGACTAGCCAAACCACAAACAAATACAATATTATATGCTGGTTCACCAACCCATTTCAGTAATCCAAATCACATGTATGGTGATTTCACAGCAGAATGGGATAAATTCTTGAAAGATAAAGATGTAGATATTATGGGTATTTGTCCTTGGTTTATTAAACCTAGACGAGTTTATAATTGGGTAGATATGATGAGTTATGCTCATTACTTCTATAATATAGCATATCAATGTAAGTATATTATAGCACCATTAGCAGATAATTTCTTTAACTGTTGTAAGAGTGATTTGAAATATCTTGAATCATGTGCTGTAGGTAGAGTATGTTTGGTTAGTGACTTTGATAATAGTCCATATCACTATGCTCACGAATTACAGAAGATTCCAGTTAGAGCCACAGCTAAACAAATAGAATATGCTATGAAACAATGTGATGCTCATTATGATGAAATTATAGAATATCAATATGAGTATTTAAATAAACGATGGCTTGAAGGTAATATAGAGAAATATAAAGAACTATTTGATAAACCTAAAGTTCAAATATAACAAGAAAGAGGGCCCCTTTGGCCCTCTTATTTGTTTGTTTATTCGGTCAATCTATTAGAGAACAACCTTGTTTGGAACTTCGTCTTTAATGCAGACGTAAGCAACACCACGAGGTTCAATTACACCTGCAATAGCGGCTACGGCCCATCTGGTCTTGTTAGTACCGGCTTCAACATTAACTGCGCGAGCACAGTGAACATTGATTCCTTCAATACCGCTAGATGTCAAGTCGGCATTAGACCAATCTTGTTTCTTCAAGGTATCAAATTCCATAACACCATCAAGACGAATTACACCAGTGTAATATACACCTTCTTTAATAGAGTCAACGAGTTTCTTGGATGCCAAACCAGCAGCTGTTACATTAGTACCATCTTTGAAGATAGCTTCTTTAGTTCCCTGACCAGCGAAATCAACTGGACGAACCTTAACAGTACCGGCTTCAACCTGTTCAATTACGATGAAAGCTTTAAGACTAGAGGTCTTATTACCAACAAGGTTAGTAGCATAAACATCTTTAATGAACAATGGTGTACCAACTGGGATATCTTCAGTTACACCACTCAATACGATAGTGTCAGCTGTAGCACCCTGTGTATAGGTAGATACTGTAGCGGAAGCCAATTCATTAGCCAAATCAGCAGAAATTTCAAAGGATGGTAAGAATTGCTGCATACGATATTCGGTTCCACCCATCTTGGTCAATTCACCCTTAGCATAGAGAGGTTCGGCATCAACTGGTGTGAAAGCCTGACCACAAGAAGCCATGATAGAATCAATCATTGGGTCAACGAAACCATAACGGGATTCGGTAGAAATAGAACGCAAGAAACCATTAGCCTTTGTAAGAGGGCCCCAACCAGCACCAACGAATGCTGTGTTAGCAAGACCAAGGTCGGATTCAATAACATCCTGAGTAAGACCTTCAATAAGAGCTTTACCATTTGGCTGAGCAATTTCTTTGTCCCAGTTTACATCGGTAACTGCTTCTACGAAGTCAGTATC